GGTTAACCGGCTTCTTGTATGCCGGGTTACGCTTGCGTTCGGTTACTTCCGGCTCATGGTAATCGCGGAGAGCTACGAGCGAAGTGGCCCGGTCTGCTCTGACGCAACCAGAGAGCTTCTGTTCGATTCGGCGAGCAAGAGAAGCGTCTTGCTGTGCCTGTTCACGTTGAGCCTGTCTGCGAGCTCTGCGGCGGTTTCTGGCGTTATCGTCAGCCAGGATAGTGATGACTACTGTCACGTTGACCTCCGATGGTTAGCTTTGGTGATTGGATGGCCGGTGCTGATTTCCGGCTTGCTGAGTTCTCACTCAATCTCATGGTGTCGGCTATGCCGCCTTTACGCTTTCGCACCGTAGCGCATCAGCCTGCGCATTCATCCAATCCCAAAGCCAACTTCTCTTTGGGCCCCGCATTTCGGCGGGACAATCCGTATTTTTAAAGAGCCAGCCACTAAGTTCCTTGTGGCGTCTCAGCGTCCTGCTGATGGCATAACAATACAAAACGTACTGAACATCGTCAATACAAAATGTACTTAAAAAGGGCGTAAAAATACGATGTGTATGTTTTCTAATGAAAAATAGTTTTTGCGGGTATTAAAAAACCCGCCGTAGCGGGTTGGGGAATTTTAGAGGCCTTGCCATTTGGCTTCGATAACGACGCCAATTATTCGGCAGTTACCGTCGATGGGGATCATGTGATAGCTGGGGTTAAGTGGTTTCAGGTACTTTTGTCCGGCGTCGACGATGTATTTCTTAAATGTCGCCTCGTTCTCAGAGTCCAGCTTTGCCACCACCAGTCGACCGCTCGTTGCCTCAATGGCCGGGTCTACCAGTATCTGCATTCCTTCTGGAATGCTGAGTCCAGAAGGCGCTGTCATTGAGTCGCCTCTTACCGTCAACCAGAACGATCGCTCGCTGGCGTGAGATGTAGTTTCCGGCCATACCTCTACTTCCTGAAGCTGATATGGCTCCACAGCCTCGCACCAATTTCCTGCGCTCACCCAACTAATCAGAGGGAATCTCCTTACTTCCGTATGAGGGCGTGGATTGGAAACGTTGGCCAGATCTTCACTCGGGTAGTCAACCATACCATCAGAGCTCAGAACCAGCTCCTTCAGTCCGAGCTGCTTCATGATTGCCGCTATGTCTTCAATGCTTGGCTCGCGGCGGCCATTCAGCCAATGACCTATCGCGCCCTGAGTTTTACCCAGAGCTTCAGCAAGTTTGTCCTGCGTGAGGCCAATCTGTTTCATCCTGGCTTTTGCCAGTTCATTCCACGGTGTTTTCATACGCCGATTATTACGGCTTGTATTGACAGTGACAACGCACAAAATGTATTAATCCTCTTGCGTTCTCTCAGTACGGAATGTATTATTGATGCATGTACCATCCTGAGGAGATAACCGATGAGCAATCTTCGGAAAATCCGGGAAACCATGAAGGTATCCCAAGCCGCACTGGCTGAAAAGGTTGGGTGCACTCAGGGAGCGATTGGACATTACGAATCAGGGCGGCGACATCCGGATTTAAAAATGTGCCGTTCGCTCGTTGAAGCACTCAATAGTTTTGGGGCGAAGGTTCAACTGGACGATGTATTTCCTCCTGAACTGAACGCCGCCTAAGCAGTACCGCTCTTTAACAAATCTGGTCGTCATTCCCGCCGAAATGCGGGGATAACTTTAAGTGGCAGACCCCACGGTCTGCGCACGTATCTAAACCACAAAGGAAGAATACCGAATGGAACTTACAAGCACACGCAAGAGAGCCAACGCAATTACCAGCAACATTTTCAACCGCATTGCTATTCGTGGTCAGAGAAATATCGCATCGCAGCTGGGCGTTGATGAGTCGCAAATTACCCGTTGGAAATCCAGCATGATCCCGAAGATGTCGATGCTGTTGGCAATTCTGGAGTGGGGAGTTGAAGACGAGGAATTATCGAATCTTGCAAAGCAGGTAGCACTGCTTCTCACAAAAGATAAAGCCCCGATGAGCGGTAACTCATTCGAGGCTTAAGAACACTGTGTTACGCCAAGTAACAGGAGTAATTATGTCAAAAACACTCAGTCCTGACCAGGACAAATTACACAAAAACATTATTCGTGATCGCTACCTGTCCGGTTTTAAGCAGCCTGGTCGATTCCGGGCTGAGTGGGAACGGGTGAAAAAATTATTCAGAGGTAAAGGTCATGAGTAATCTCGCAACAGTAACTCAGTTAAGGCCTGTAGAGCGGCCTGCGGAGCGTCGCGTGGCAGAACTTGAAGATGGATATACCCGTCTTGCAAATGCCCTGTATGACGAGCTTATCGGCGCAGATTTAACGAAGAACCAGAGCAAGGTTGCTCATGCCATTTGCCGCAAAACATACGGCTTTGGTAAGAAAATGGACCGCATCTCCGACAGCCAATTAGCTCAACTTACCCGGCTGCCAAGACAGAAAGTCAACAAGGCCAAGAATGAGCTGATCGCAATGAAAGTTATCAAGCGTGACGGGCAATTAATCGGGCCGAACAAGGAAATCAGTGAGTGGCAAATCGAAGGTTGTCACTACTCTGGTGATAATGTCACTGCAATGGTGACAAATAGTGTCACCAAAACGGTGACAGCGCTGTCACCAAAACAGAGTCACACAAAAGAAACTATTACAAAAGAAAAGAAAGAAACTACCCAAACCCACGAAGTGGGCTTGTCGGATGTTGTTTCTGAAAAGCCATTAACACCTCGCCAGCTCGGAACAAACCCGAGAGCTACCGGTACCAATCCTCGCTCCAAGCTTCCGGCATTTGACCGTGAGCGACTGAAAGAAACCTGGAACTGCAAAGCCGAAAGATTCGGATTGCCGAAAATCCGCAGCGTCACCACGACGGTGGAGAACGGTATCAAGCGCCTGTGGGTTTCCTACCTGAAGCAGTGCAAGGAGCTGAAGCGGGAGCCGAAGGATATCGACTCGCTGCTGAACGGTTATCTGGAGCATGGCTACCAGCCGACGCCGTGGGCGATGGGGCAAAACCCGGAAGGCAAGCGCTACGGAATTGAGACCGCGCTTCGCCAGGAGAAAATCGACCAGATTTTAGGAGCTGATAGCTGATGGACAGTTACGATTTTGAGTATCAGCTGGTCGGCTCGATGCTCGTGAAAGGCGATCACATCGATTGCCGTGAAGTGGCCGGAAAACTACCCGCAGAAGCATTCGAAAATTTCCACCTCCGCACCATGTACCAGTCAATCGTCACCCTCCTGACCAAAGCTGAGCCGGTGGACATGTTCACTGTTCAGGCTGCCGTTCCTGATGGCACGAAAGACCTGGTGATTGAGGTCGGAGCAAAATGCGTTACGGCCGCCAATATCCGTGGATGGGCTAAGCGTGTGCGTCAGTGCTGGATGCTGCGGCGTGGAATTGCCGAGCTTAACCGGGCGGCTGGGATTCTCGCATCGGCAGGAACGCATGATATCAACGACCGGATTGGTGAGGTAGGAAGCATCCTGTCAAAGCTTCAGTTCGAAACCAACGACAAGTTGCCGCGCCGCATTGCCGATTTGCTGGAAGACTACATGGACGTGCTTGAGAGTCGCATGCAGGGTGAAGAATCCGGCCTGTACCTCAAGACCGGAATTCAGGCGCTGGATGACGAGTACGGCGGGTTCGACCGCACTGACCTGATAGTCATTGCCGGACGCCCCGGCATGGGCAAGACCGAGCTCGCCATCAACATCGCGAACTCAATCGGCCGGCAGAAGGGTAAGGGTCTGTTTGTCTCTCTGGAAATGTCCGACATGCAGGTCGTCGAGCGACACGTTGCCGACCGTGCTGGCCTGTCAGTAGGCGCGCTTCGTAACCCGCTGAACATGATTCAGGAGCAGTACACCCGCCTGACAACTGCTACCGGTACGCTAATGGACGAAAACAACTACGTTATCGACGGATCGTTCACCGTAGACGACTGCATTGCCCACGCTGAACGACTGAACTCTGACGGCGGCCTGAGCTTCCTCGCTATCGACTATCTCGGGCTCCTTGAGAAGCCGAAGGCAGAGCGCAACGACATCGCCATCGCCGAAATCACCCGCAAGCTGAAGCAGTTTTGCCTCCGCAACAAGGTGCCGGTAATTCTGCTGTCGCAGCTAAACCGAGGGGTTGAAGGAAGAGCAGATAAGCGACCGACGCTTGCCGACCTCAAAGACTCTGGCGCAATTGAGCAGGATGCTGACGTGATTATCTTCCCGTATCGCGATGAGGTGTATCACGAGAACAGCGACATGAAGGGAATCGCCGAAATCATTATCGGCAAATACCGCTCAGGCGAGCCAAAGACGTTCTACATGGGCTGGAAAAATGGTCACTTCGTCAACATAGACCAGCAGGAAGCGGCGATGCAGTACGCCCGCAATGAAAAACAGTCCTCCCAATCTAACGACTGGCGCTAAGCCGTCCGAACATCACAAGGATTAACCATGAGCAAGGCAACCACAACGGCGGCGCTTCAGAGCGCAGCGCTGAAGGAGTTCTCTGCCCGTAATCAGCGTTACTGGTCAGCATCAAGTCTGCCGACGCGCGAGAAGGTAAAGCACCGGAAGCCGCTTAAGGCATACCGCCGCGACCGGGTTATGAGCGCAATCCTGCGCCGCGATATCAACCGCAAGTGGAAGTCGCCCGCAACGAAATCATCGCCAGCATTGAAAGGAAGAAATCATGAGCACTATTAGCAATGAGCGTTTAGAAAAGCTGTCCGAATACGACTGCGCGGACAGGTATGAGGTTATGTCGATGGCGACCGAGCTCCTGGCGCTGCGCAAAGAGCGGGAGAAGGAAGAATCAGCCGTTTGCCCAAAATGCGGCAACACTGGATTAGCCGATAGCGGCGGGGTGCAGCCATGGGGAGAGCCAATTCTCATTGAATGTGATTGCACCGCACCGCCCGCGCCTAGTATTGCTGATGACTCTCTGCCATATGACCCACAGATTGCTGAATATGAGCAAATGATGGAAGCAGAGCAGGCTCAAGCCGACACCACCGCGCAGCAGTTCGAATCGCTGGCAGGTAAGGCGGTTGGTCGTAGTGATGGTTTCGAGTGCACTCCGGTCGCTGACCTGTATGAGCTCCTGACCAAGTGCGGGGAATGTTACGACTATACAACTTCGGCCAAAGTCGCCGCTGACTGGATTAAAGAAGGATATTCAGCTCGGGAATACGTGAAGCTTGACCGCCTGCAGGAAGCCATGACGCAGGGTTCATCCGGGGGGCCTGATGGCTGGATTCCATGCAGCGAGCGGATGCCGGTTGAAAAAGACATTGTTCTTGTAGTTGACGATGGCTACTTCGTTTGCGAGGCGCAGTATCGCGAAGGTGATTTTTTCTCTGCAGCGCGGGGCAACAATGAGTTCTTTGAAACCATATGCCGGGATGTAGAGTTTTGGCAACCGCTCCCCGAGCCGCCATGCAAATAACCCTCGACGACATAGACACCATCGCCAGATACATCGGCAGCCCTCGCTTCATCGACATCGAAACACTCACTAAACAATATCTCAATTCCAGCCT